TGTGCTACGTGCTTATATATAGCTTCTTCAGCAAACTTGTGTACTTTCATTTCATTGTCTGTACCAAGGCTGTCTGAAATATACTTTATAGTTATAAGACTTTCTGCTAAGTTGCTAGTGAAGTTTATAGTTCCTTTATTTTCATCAATAAAGAAAAACCCATTTTGATTCATTAACTCTGGATCACCACCGTAACGTTTACCAGATTCAATTAATTTTTCAGCAGGATAATCTAAGTTATAGAAGTAGTCATCGTTGTTGTAAGAACCAGATAGGTTTTGAGAATCTAGATTTTTAAAACGATCTGATGTTAGTGGACTAGACGTAGCAAGCTCATCATTACTATCAAATTGATAGTTAAAATCGTCATCTTGAAGTATTGCCTCTGAAGGTGTAGATGTTATTCTACCTTTAGGTATCATATGCTCGATACCATATTCGTCAACATAAGATATAGATACGTAGTTGACATAGTCTTGCGGCATTGGTACAGATAAACTTGGACCAATTTCAACCTCTTGTATTTTTTCTACTTTAGTAATGTCATAAGCAAACTCTTGAATAGCACGTTTTGTATGAAAAACAACGTCTCTTCTTTTTGCTCTATTAATAATTTTACCATCACCAACATAAGCAACCATAAAATTAGTTACTATATCATTCATCGATGTATATCTATAGTCTCCGTATTTCTTGTCTTTTAAAGCTATAACTATCTGATCGTTAGCTTCTGGAGCAGATAAAAAAGTTAGTGTGGAATTGCTATAGGAATATGTAACTTCGCTTTGAAGCTCGTCGTTTATATATACGTAAAATTCGGTAAATACAGTTGGCTGTGGAGACAAATTAACAGTATAACTTGCCGTAGACCCATCACCTACAAAGTACTGACTACCAGCGTAGTAATTAAAAGCATTATCTGTTATTAGTCCCATTTATTAAGAGTTTTCTAAAGTTATTTCATTTGCTTCTTGCTGCTGTGCTACTTGTATAATTGTAGGATCTTTAATTACAACACCAGCTAAAGCTAATATTTTTATCACTAAGTTTGTTTCCTCTGAAGGATGTAATTCAAAATCAGTTGAAGAACTTGAGTCGTATGTATAAGCAGCTCCTCCACTTCCTGTAAATGCCCAAATAGGGTCAAGTGGTTTTCTTATATAATCTATTACAGGATTTACAATGGTTTGAGGTAAAATATTAAAAACTCCATTATCAAAATAATAAACAGGGTAAGAATCAGATGGAGCTGTTAATTTAGAAGAAGCGTAATAAGTGTATTCTGACTTTTTTATTTTTTCAATTTCAGTAAGTCTATCTGAAGTAGTTATTTGAACCGTTCTATAGTGATCCGAAGGAGAAGTAACAGTGGTAGATATATCTGTTAACACAAGAACATCGGATTTAGCAAAGATGTCTATTTTCTCTTCTATATTGTCTGCAATATCACCATATTCGCTATTAACGCCTTGTAAATTACGTTTAGTAAGCTGTCTATTATAATCATAAAAAGACTTTTCAAACAAGTCAAGTTGAGCCTGCTTTCCAAGTCTGTTAAACTGATCTGGCGTTAAATAGCCTCTTTGTTCTTTGTTTAAAATAGATAATACTACTCTGTAAACACTATTTACGTTTATAGCCATTAGTTATAGTTATTAAAAGTTAAGGCGCCCGAAGGCGCCCGAGCTTTTTATTTTAGTTTCTTTTCAATTGTTTTGTAAACCTCTACACCTTCGTCGGTTTTAAACCAGGCTGCAAGTGCTGAGTATGGATTTTCATCAAAAGGTACGGTCATTAATTTTCTACCGTTTGTCACCCATTTAAATGTTCGCTGATCATCAGATAATTTAATAATACCTGCTTCAGCAGCTTTTAGACCAGTATTTCTTACGTGGATGTTTTCGTCATTAGCAAGCTCTATGAACAGTTTTGGTTCACGCTTTGCAAATACTAGTAAATCTCTTTTTATCTCCTTAGATGTCATCTTAGCAACCTCAGAACCAGCGTTAACGCGTACAATAGCTTCAGCTTGGTCGATGCTCATATTTTGAGCCATCATTAATGCTTCTATTTCGTGCTGAATAACCTCTAATTCATCTTCTGCTTCAACTTCTGGATCAAACTCTTCATAAGTTTTACCTAGTTGTGGATGATATAAAGAAAGTAATTTTTGTAATGTTTGTTTTTCTTTTGGTACAGTTAAAATACCATCTTCAAAAACGATGTGTCCTAATCTTTGAGGACCTTGGAACTCATCTACAAATACTGTTTTTTGATTTATAGTATACTTGAGTTCTCTTTCGTAACCTTTTTCCTCGTCAAACCAATATAAGTTTCGACTTGGTATTGTGTATGTTAAAGGTGCAATACCTTTTCTAAGGATATATACACGATCCTTTATTTCCCAATTTGTTTTTTTAGTAGCCATAATAAAATAATATATAAAAGTAAAAAAAGTAAAGATTTACCCCCGACGCTATTGTCAGGGGTAATCTCTACACTAATAGTTATTAGTTAAATAACATGAAGTTGTTAGCTCCCTGAACTACCAAACATCTTTCAGAAAGGTAGTGTACTTCCATAGCGTCAAGATCGCTAGTTGTAGCACCACCAACAGATCCAGTAACCCAAGACTTCATTCTACGATCGTCAGCTTCAGAAGCTCTGTAGCGTACGTGTAAGAATGGACGCTTGATGTTTTTACCAAGAATCTGATCGTAAACAGAAGATGTTCCAGCAGGTACAAGTACACCACGGATATCATCGATAAATCCACGAGTTGTAGCATCGTTTAGGTATTTCCAGTCAGTTTTGTAGAAGTCATAAGAACCTCTGCGGAAACCTGTAAATCCTAAGTTAAGTGCCATATCCTCTGAGTTGTTGAATACACCGTAAGATGTTCCACCAGCTCCGTAAGAGTTTTGAGCAGCAAGCATATCATCGATATCAAGAGATACTTGACGGTTGATGAAAAGTACATTCTCTTCGATAGCACCTTGCTTATCAAGTTTCTTAAGGATTTCGTCAAAGTCAGATAAGTCATCACCGTCTCCGTTGATACCAGCAGATACGTGTCCTCTGTCTTCGATAGCAGCGAAAAGACCTTCAGTACCTTTAAGACCTTCACCAGCAGCACCTGAACCAGAAGCAGCAAGCTCACCTTCAACTACAGCCATTTCTAAGTAATCCTCGAAACGAGTACGAGTATCACCTTCGGCTTTGATATACCATAAGTAACCTGATTGACCAGATTCACCTGTAATTTCAACCCATCCAATTTGAGAAGCATCAGATCCTGAGATTTCATACTTGTCTTTGATGATGATAGGTGAGTTAGTGAAAGACTGGAAAGAAGGCTCAACAGCTCCTTGCATTCCTGTAGTACCTTTCTTAAACTCAGAACCAAATACGAAAAGATCTACATTACCATCAGCAAAGTCGCTGTCAGTAGTGAAAAGAGCTTTATCATAACGCTTAAGAGTTACAGTGTCAGCATCAGCTGCAGAAACGTAAGCTTTTACAGTTGTAGTACCATCGGTAACAACTACAGTTTGACCTACGCGTACAGCGTGACCAGCGCCAAGAGTTACAACACCAGTTGAAGCTACAAGAGCTTTAGCTGTGTAAGAAAGGTGAAGACGTCCTTGCTCAGACCATACAATTTGATCAGAAGACATAGGCATTTCAGCTCCTACCATTCTAAGGAATGAAGAAACTGAACGATCACCGTAACGCTCTACTTCTTGCTCATAAAGCTCAGGTAGATATTGTTGTGACCAATCGTTTTGACCACCAGTGAACGACAAGTAGTTTGTCGCTAGTGTTTGTTTTACTGGAGCAGGAACAATGTTTAAGTTAGCCCCAGCAGTTGGAGTATTTACTGCCATTTTAGTTTAGTTTTAATGTTTATTGTTTCATTTTTATACGTAGTTTGGAACTATCGTCGCCAGAAACAGCTCTTACTTTTATACCGCTAGTATCTACGATGCCAGACTTACGTGAGTCCATACTAATATTCTTAGACTCTTTTTCGATCTGTTTAACTGCATCAGCTTTACCTTGCTCATAAAAATGATTAGCTATTTTATCAGCGTTTCTTGCAGCGAATAAAGCTTTATGGTAACCTTGAGGATCACTAAGCATGTCATTGCTATCTAGGAACGTCCTAAAAGCATTTAGTATGTCGCTTTGCGCCTCTTTAGTTTGTTGAACATCACTAACTTTAAACCTATATTTATTGTCTCCAACTTTGAAATCAAAACCTTTGAATTCTTCATTGAAAAGCTTTTCGGTTTGTTGTGTAAAATGTTCAGAAGCTTTACTCTGCACAGCAGTTAGTTCCTCCTGCTGTTTTTTATAATTGTTATAGAACTCAATTGCTTCTTTCTGATCTGGAGCTAAACGAGAAGTAACCTTTACTTCGTCATAGTATTTACCTTTTAAATCTTCAAGAAACCCTCGAGCCTTAGCAATTTCTTCTTTGTAAGCAAGTTTTTTTCTTTTGATGTCTCGCTCTTCATCAACATCTTCATCGTAAGAAAAATTATCATCAATTAAAAAGTCAATTTCATCTTGTTCTAAATGAGACTTTGTTTGACGATAGTATTCTCTTAATAAAGTTTTTTCATCAACATTAGAATAATCCGTATTTAAACGAACGTAGTCTTCCAATGTTCCACCTGTTTCATTCATAAAGTCAACGACCTTTTGAATGTTTTCTGGAATTTCAGGTTGGTTTACTTCTTGTTCTTCGCTTTGGGTTTCATTGACTTCGCTTTCTTGCTCGTCCCGTACTTCCCTTTGCTCTTGCACTTGTATGCCATCGCTATTTTCGTTTATTAGTTCTAATACTTGTTCTTCTTCTACTTCTTCTTTTTGTTCGGTAGGTTCTTCGGTATCCCGTACTTCTTCTTCCACTTCTTCGCTAGCTTCTGATTCGTCGCGTACAGGAACCTCATCTGTGCTTTGCTCTTGAACGGCATCTTCTGTTTGGTTTAAGTTTACACGATAAACACCGTCATCGCCCAAACTGGTGGCAGGCGCTTGTTCTTGTTTAACGTCTTGAGCTTGTTGCTCTTCAACGTTTACGTTTTCTTCTTCCATAATAAAATATAATAAAAAATTTTAAATATTAACGTGGCTCAAATTGTTCTAAACCGAAACCACCAAGTGTATCAAAACCAGCAGATTCAAAATCTTTAGGTCCTGTATTACTTTTTCTTTGTTCAATCAATTCTGATTGTTGACTTGCTTGAATTTTAGTTCTTTTATCTTTACGATCTTCTTTGAACTCTTCTTTATCCTTAATCACTTGCGATTCAAGTTGTTTAAGTTGCATGTTAAGTTCAAACTCGTGAAGCATCAATTGTTTTTTAATTTCAGCTTCTCTTTCAAGCTTTTGAATATCAAGATTTGCTTTAACTTGTTCTAGCTGAGCTTTGCTTTCAGTGAGTGCTTGTTCTTTTTGCATTTCAGCAACCGCAGCTTCTTGAGCAGCTCTAGCATTAGATTCAGACTGCGCTTGAATATTTTGAAGTTGATTAATTCTATCTTCTTCAGCTTTATTGCGTCTTCTTACTTTTAATAGTTGGTTAGCTAATTTGATATTTTTAATTTCTCTAATATCAATAGCGTCTTCAAGATGTATCTGGTCTCTTTGTAATGCTACTTGAATATTGTTTTCAAGAAGTTGTTTTTCTTCTTCATCAGGAGCAAGCTCAAGATAGATACCAAAATCATGTAAATGTAAGTTTTCAATTTCTTTAAGTGTGCCAACATTGAATTTACCAATACCAGCAACAAACGCAGCTGTTGTGTTTGAATACTCTAAAACATCAGATATTCTAAGTGAAACAGCTTCAGAGGTTTTAAGTGTTAAGTATAATCCAGACTGAAGAATGTGTCGCGTTGCTGTGTTTGAATTTGCAGCAGCTAGCTTTTGTAAACCAACTAATGCTTTTTCATCTGGCATGCTACCGTCTCTTGCTTCATTAAGACCAGTAACATCACGCATCATTTGCAAGTAATAATTGTAAGAATTAATAAGAGCGCCGATCTTACTACCGTTTGCTCCAGATTTTAATTCTTGTATTGGCATGCGACCGTGATTAAACTCACCGTCCTGTGTCATTGATCTACCAATTACACTACCAGTTTGGAAATACATGTTAAGCGCTTCCTGTGGATTATAATTAGTACCGTTACCTAAATCTATTTCAGCAATACCATCAGCGTCAAGATAAACACCGTCTGGCACCATTTTAGACATTACTTGCTGTAGCTTTAAATGCGTTAATTGAATCATATCAGCAAACGTAGTCATACGGCTAACAAGTGATTCAATTTTGCCTTTATAAATTCTAGGTGCTACAATGTTATATGATAGTTGTGCTTTTGTAGTGTCAGACTTAGGTCTAACCATGTTTTCGGCTAACTCCCATTTTAAAAGTTTATTAGCTCCAACTACTTTAACACCTGAATAAATAACCTCTATAGACCTACTGACCTTTTCAAATCTAGCTCTAGAATCTCTAGGCGGATTGAAAGTGTCGTCTTTCTGTATTGCTTTTGCAGCGCCACTAGAAGTCTCTTTAATTTTATATACCTGATCCTGATACGTTTTGTACTCGTAATAAAGTACATAAACGTGGTTTTTGTCTTCAGCATCAGAAGAAGCATAAGACTTGTTGTATAATAAAGCGTTTGATCCTGTACCTTCTATTTCTTTAATATCATCTTCTGTGAGATCTGGAAACTGCTTTTTAAGCTCAACTAAACTTACTCTTCTAATTTCACCTACATAATATAAATCATCAAAGTATGGTGACTCAGTATAAGAGTAAACAATATCTGCTGGATCTACGTATTCTAGTTTAATGCCTTCCGATGTGTTAAAGGTATTTCTAACACAAGCTATACCTAAAACAGTCAAATCGTAATCAAGACGTTTTTTAAGTAAATGGTACTTGTTGTAGTCAAGCACGTTATTAATAGCTTCTTCTTCTGCAATTTCAATCGACTGCTTATAGTCAAGCTGCATATGCAGTTGTAGTTCTTCTGTGGTTTCTGGAAGAGTGTTTTGATCTGTTTTAAACATGTTAATACCAAACTCCTGCTGAACAGTTTCAAGCAGTTGTAGGTTTTGCATGTCGCTTACAATATCATTTACATAGTTTGTTTTTTGCTGTATCGCAGCGGGATCTTGTGAATATGCTTTAATATCAAAAGTTCTTTCACCAATACCGTTGACTACAATATCTACAAACTTTGGTATAATTGGTACTGGTTTCCAGTCTAAATTAAGATAAGATAAATCACCATTGATAGATAATTCATCTTTATATTTTTGTATAGATTGTTCACCTCTTGCATATAATCGAAGCCTGTGGTAGTTATCTCTATTAGAGTAAAACCTAACACTTCCTGAGTCACGCTTAAACCATTCAGACTCGATAGCCTTGGCAACTTCCATCCCGTACCTCTCACTAGCTTTTTCAGCACCGCTGACAGCTTGACTTGGAAATATGCCTCTAGGTAATGTTTTTGACATCTATTCTATTATTTTTGAAATGTATCCGTTGTTATTGTATTTTTTAAAACCAAAGTTTAATGTAGCTTTTTCTCTTTGTATATTTGGCGTATACAAGTGTTTGTTGCAAGCCATAATTGCAAGACCAGAACTAATAGCAGCATCATACTGTGTTCGCTTGTTTATATCAAATCTTGCCCAATCATTTAAAGTTCTGTTAAAGTACATATTACCGTAGTCGCCATTTTCACTTTGTCCTACGTACTTCTGTATATAACTCTCTATTGCAGCTGCGTGCGCTTGTTTAATGTCTTCACCTGTATTTGGTATGCCTCCGATCTCTTTTTCAGTAGCAGATAGCTTGTTGTAAACTTTATCTGGCCTGTTCATCGAAAACGCTCTATAACCTCTTCTTTTTAAATAATACAAAAGCCTAGGTTTGTTGTTTTCTGCAAGTATTGGCATACCATAAAAATGTAAAGCCATTAAAACATCTTCAAAAAACATTTCAGCAGTTTGAGGTCTAGCTACATATTCTAAGAAAAAAGCATTAGCTGGTGCTTCTTCCATAGAAAACTTTGTAAGGCCATGTAAAGCTCCTTTAGATCCCCTACCGTCTACTGTACCAGATATATCATAACTATCACATCCAAAAGCTCCTACGTGATCATTGCCAGGTATTTTAACGCCATTTTTAATATACACTCTGTTTTGTAAAGCTAAAGGCGGTACCCAAGAAACATTAAATCGACCATTGTCGTCAGGCGTAAATAAAACCCTTGAATCTTTAATACCATTTTCCCAATAAAACGTACCTTTAGTAACAAGGCCTTGATACCGCGCTTCTTCATTAAAATCTATTTGCTCGTATATTTTTGTTAAATTAAATATACTACTCTTTGTTTCATCTCTAAACGCGTGTTCTTCTGTTCTTGGAAACTGACGATAAAATTCGTTTAAAGCGTCTTGATCTTGTTTTAAACCTGCTACTTCGTTTTCCCAATGCTCTATTACACCAACGTCAATAACCTCTCCCATCGGTCCTTCAATTGGCGATTCTGGCGTATCGAATACAGGTAGTCCGTAAGCATCGATGAATCCCTCGTAGTTCCATTCCATAGGTATGAACAAACTATATAGTCCACTGCGAGTCTGTCCATTGCGGTTTCTTTTTGTGACATCTGAATCTTGATAAAGTTTTTTAAAATTATCTCCTCCTTTGTCCAGCGCATTGGATGTTGAACCCATCATACATTTACCAATGATACGACTACCAAGTCTAAGACACGTTTTTGTAACGCGCCAATTGTTTAGTATATTATCAGGCTTTTCCCATTTACCACTTTCGTCGTGTACAAGCAGCGTTAGCTTTTCACCATCGTACGAGTTGTCACCTGTGTTTTTCCAGTCAATAGTTGTATCAAGTCCTTCGAGTTCTTCTCTGTCGTTTGAAGCAATACTCCGTCTCGTAAGCTTAGACGCTGGTACTCTATATGCCAACTCTGACTTTGGTCGATCCATACCGTCTTGTATTGGCTTAAAGAAAAACGGGTAGTTAATTGATATTGGTACAACTTTGTCAGTAAACATTTTTTTGGCATCACTACCTGTTTTTGATAGTATGCCAAATCTTCCATCTGATGTAATCGTTGCTTGATTAACTGTTTCTGCAGAAGACATAAACGAGAATCCTGAACGTCTGTTTTTAAGGTAACACATGCCGTAGCATCTGTGATCAGCTTTGCACGCTTCCCAGAATATAAAAAACAATCTATTGGCTTCCCTAAAGTCGGGTCTTCCAACATCAATCTTGGTCCACTGCAAGTACATATAATGAGTACCAGTAATATAGGTATCATCACTTTTATTTTTAAACCAAAAACCTTTTTCACGTCTTTCAAATTCTTCATTAATAAAATCTTCCCATTTATCTTTAAACTCTGAAGAATAATCTCTCCAATCGAAAATAGTTTTTACCCTATTTAATTCTTTTGGATAATCACGAGCAGCCCAACGGTTTCCTAGATCTTCAACGTTTTCAGCTTTTGGTAAAGCTATTTTTAAGTTTTGTATCTCGTATATTTCACCGATTTCTCCAGTCTTGCTTATAACTACAATATCGTTATCTTTATCATAACCATATTTCCACGACTTGCTTTTATTTAGCCGATGTATTGTAGTCAGTTTCACTGGTTCTACAACCTTGTACAGTGTTTGCTGATAAGCCATTATTTAGACCTCCTTTCTGCAAAACCTTTAAAAGACTCTTTAGTGTCTTCTTTTGGTTTGTTTTCAAGTATAGCCTCTTCTTCTTGTACTCTATTTAATATTTCAAACGCATCGAATATTGCTAGCTTTTTTGTGGCAGCAGCGTTTTTAAGTCTATCAGCGCTAACGTCGTCTTCTGTATTTGTAATAATCTTTTCTTCAGCTACACGTATAAGTTCTTCAACTGCTTTGTAGCCAGACGTTATGATACTCTTTTTCAGTTCCTTGATAGTCATATTTAATACAAATTGAATTAGTTGGAACCCTATATAATCTTTGGTTATCTATAATAAACTCATACTCGCTGTCTGGAGTAAAACCTATTAAGTCACCTTTATTTATACCATTTTTAATAAGTGTGTTGTCAGTGTATTTAATAACACCAACAAGCTCTTCTTCTGGTTCCAAAGAAAAAAGCTTTCTGTTTTTTATTGGTTGAACAAAGCAAAAACCATCAAGTGGCTTCCATTCATTTTTTCTTTTATACATAAATACCTGTTCAGGGTACACAAAGTATTTGTCTTCTTCAAAATAGCTCTTGCTATTCACCTCTTCTCCTCTGACATCGTGAAAACGTCTAAATACGTTATGATGTACAATTACCTCGTCACCTTTTTTAATGCCAGTTTTTTCATTTATAGGTGTTTCTAAAACAATGCCTACACGGCTGACAAACTTGTGGTCCTGAATTTCGGTATTTAGTATAAGTTCTACGTCTTCTACTTTTTTGGTATTATTGTATCGTTGGTCTTTTGGTTTAATAATAAAGCTGTGTAAACTTCTCATTTAATACTCTAGGTTAAATTCAACACTAATAGCCATATTTTTATTAAAGTCTTTCCAAGGTAACACCTCTTGATTTTTAGTTATGTAGATTCTATATTTATCATCTTCTTCTAATATATCGCAAATAGTGTGACCACCGTATACTTCTTGACCTACAGCATAGTGCATCGCGGAATCTTTGTAATCGCGACCTATACTGATCTTTCTAATTACATTCATATTTAATTTTATTTAACTTTGTTTTCTTTTACTGCTGCACCAAAGAAATACCCAAAAATGCTTAAAACAATACCTTCACATATACCAATCAGGTGAATCCAAACTTCTTTGTTTTCTGCTGGTATTTCTAAGTAGACAATAGCGTATACAATAAAGGCAAAAGCGCCCAAACCGACAATACCAGTAAGATTATACATGAGATCAAATCTACCCGTCTTCGCAATTTCAACCTCACGTTTTCTAGCAGAATCTCTGTCTGCAACTTCAAGTTCGTATAACTCAACAAGCTCTTGGTGTAGTTGCGCTTTTTCTTCAGGCGTAAGATCTGGTTCAACATCGATTAAGTTTTTAACTACACCTAAAACACCTTTGTCTGGTAAAATAGAAGAAGCAAAGTCTGGGACTTTACCTAATATAAATCTACCGACAGCCGTATCTTTAAACTTTTTCTTCGGCATTATTGTTATTTTTTTCTACGACCTTTTGGTACACAGTTAGGAACTTTTCTTCCTTTTTTCTTTTTCATACCAATCATTTCGTAGCCTTTCCAGCAAGGTGATTTTTTAGATTTCATATTACCATTTTACTTTATCAGCCCAATACGCTGCGGACATTTTACCTTTCTTAATGTTTTTAGAGTGACGAGCTTTAAAACTCTTGCGTCGCGCTTTAGACTTCGCATCAGTTTTCTTTCCTGCTCCACTAACTCCTTGTTGCCCAAATCTAATAATTTTCTCTTTTCCATTAGAACATGCTTTTACCACATGAGATTTAGTAGGATGGCTCGGTGTTTTTTTTGGCTTATTACAAGCCATTTTAGATTTATTCATCCTAGCCATTGTTTTTTATTTTAAAGCTTTCTTAACGTTTTTAACTTTAGTTTTTGTGTTTTCGATTTTTTCGTTAACACTATCCTTAACGTCTTGAACCTTATCTTCAATTACGTCTGGAATATAATCACCGTCTTCGTCTTTAAGCAAGCCCTTTTTTTCGGCATACAAAGCAGCGATCCAAAAAATAGCTAAACCTAAAAGTACACTTAGTATAATAATAGCAGTCGTCATAATTACTTCTTTTTCTTTTTATAGCTTGATTTTTTCTTTTTCATTTCAGCTTTAGATGCGTGAACCGCTTTTCTTTGTGCGTCGTTTTTATAACCCATGATTTAGTTTGGTTTTTTTGTTAATAATTTTTTTACCATTACGTCGCATTATCTTAACGTGGTCTGTCGTGTATTTTTTTTTAATGACAATCTCAAGATCATCATTAGCGTAAACTTTCTGAATAACGTTGATAATTGGATTATCCTCGCTAGACTCTAACCATTGAGCCCTAGATGTTATATCTTCTGAAGACACGACCTTCGCTGAAGAACAACTAGCCAAAAAGAAAGCTGAAATCAATAATAGTTTTTTCATCTTTCTTTATCTTTAATCATATCATCTATAGCTTTATTGAAAACCTTATCGCTATAGCTTTTGTTTTTATAAAAAACATTTGATTCAGTAATTGGTATATCTTCCTCGCCAAGCATGATTTTATATATCCTTGTTATCATAAGCTTGGTTTTCATAGAAGTCTTATATAACGCGTACTTACTGTCTCTTCTGTTTCTTTCTTTCCAGACGTCTATCCAACCGTTTTTTCTTAATCTCTCCCATCGATGTTTATCCCAAGTATATGTAAATACACCATTTATAAAATCATCTCTCTTAAAAAGACCTTTACAGTCAAGATAAATTAAAAGCTCTAAATCAGCATCTTTAATATCGTACTGCTTGCAAGCCCAACGTCTAATTAATCTGTAGTATTTAAGAACCTGTAAATCTCTTAAATCCTCTGCTGAAAGTCTCATACAACGATAACAACATCTTGCTGTTTGATAACGTGGTAAAAAGTACCAGCATATTCAACACCATGACCAGCATGTCTATCGTAATATATAATATCGTCATTTGTTATGCCTTGTACTAAATTACCTACACTGATAACCTTTCCTTTTAAATAACGAACATCAGTGTTTTGACTTTCAGTTAAAAGAAGACCGTTTTGTTTCTTTGGTTCTTCTTTTATTTTTTCGATTATAATATAGTGGTTTACCGCGTTCATTGCTCTATTCTTTTATTGCTAATAACAGCATCTGCAGAAATAATTGTTGTAACAACGCTAACAGCGTTTTTTAAAGCTGTCTTTGTAACGAGCGCAGGATCAATAATACCTGCTTTAATCATATTCACTATATTACCATTTGTTACATCAACACCTTTTCCAGCAGCACCTTCAATGTTTTGAAGTTCAATACCAGCATTGCTTAGTATAGTTTTAAATGGAGCTTTTATAGATCGCATTAAAACTTTTTCGCCAGCATTATTGTAACTAAGTTTATTAGAAGCATCGAGCAGGGCAACACCACCGCCTGGTACAATACCATCTTGCAACGCCGCTTTTGTAGCATAAATAGCATCTTCAACCCTATCTTTCTTTTCTTTAAGCTCTACGTGACTATTAGCACCAACCTTTATAATACCAACAGAACCAGACAGCATAGCTAGTCTTTGTTCTAGCTTTTTCTTGATAAAAGGATTTTGTTCGTCATTTAGCTTTTGTTCTACAGCTTCTATACGTGTTTTAGCGTCATCTGAGACACTTTCTATAGTCAAAATAGTATTTCTGTTATCTGTAACAGATTTAAGTGCCTGGCCAAGCACGGATGGCTCTATAAGATCTAAATCGTCACCAAGTTCTTCATCTACAATTGTGGCACCTGTCAACGAAGCTAAATCTTCTATTGTATCTCTTTTTGTAGAACCAAAACCTGGTATGTCTACAATATTTACTTTAATATTACCTTTTACCTTGTTTGTGACTAAAGCTGAGTATGGCTGTTGATCTAGCGATGCGATAATAAGTAAACTGCGTTTTTCTTTAATTACGTATTCTAATACTGATTGTATCTTACGTATATTAGGTACTGGTGAAGCTACAATTAAAATATAAGGATTATCAAGTTCTGACTTGTCTTTATCCTCGTTTGTAGCTAAATGCTGTGATTTAAGTCCTGAGTCAAACTGAACACCATCAACAACTTCAAAGTATGTATCTTCAGTGTCAGACTCTTCCATCAATACAACCCCGTTTTTTCCTACCTTAATATAAGCGTCAGCTATGATTTTACCAAGGTTTTTATCGTTGTTTGTAGATATTGTAGCTACATTTAAAAGCTTGTTGTCACTAACTTCTTTTTTTACATTGTCAATATACTTAACAATTTTTTTGTAGCCAGATTCTAATCCGTATTTTATTTCTCTAAGTGATGAGTGCTCAAGTTCTTTTTTGGCTTCAGTAAGCATTGCATAGGCAAGCACTGTTGCTGTTGTAGTTCCATCACCAGCTTCTTTCACTGTGTTTTTAGCAGCTTCTTTAATAAGGGTTGCACCCATATTTTCTACAGGATCGTGTAGTATTACAGATTCAGCTACGGTAACACCATCTTTAGTGATAATCGGTTTACCTAAAGCATCTTCGTAAATAACACATTTACCTGAAGCTCCCAAGGTGGATTGGACAGCCCTCGCGAGCTGCCCTACACCTTTCATAATTTTGTCACTGGCTTCTAGGCCAAAAGACAAGTCTTTAACAATTGCACTTGGTTGATTGTATTCCATTTAATTAAATTTATAAAAGTGTGGTTAGTTAAAGGTTTTTACTACTTTGGGTCCTTTCAAAAACTCAAGACGTTTCTGATAATGTTC